CCGGAAGCGATTGGTATCGCCGTTCCGCCAGAGATGCGGGCTTTGCTCGCCCACGTTGGCTACCCGCGCCTGTACGTCGATTCCCTAGCGGAGCGCCAGGAGGTTGAGGGTTTCCGCATGGGCGGGTCTGATGACGCCGACATGAAGCTCTGGGATTGGTGGACCGCCAACAACCTCGACATCGAAGGCACGCTTGGGCATACGGATGCTTTCGTGTATGGGCGGGCGTACATTACGGTTTCGGCGCCTGATCCTGAGTTTGACGGGTTCGTGGCTTCGGATGTGCCGATCATTAGGGTGGAGCCGCCTACGGCTTTGTACGCGGTGATTGATCCGCGGACCCGCCAAGTCACTGATGCTATCCGCGCTATCTATACCGAAGATCAGTCCGAACTGGTATCGACCACCCTGTATCTGCCGAACGAGACGTTGCAGTGGGTGCGGAAGCCTTCGGGCCAGCCGTACACCGGTTCGTACAGTGGGTGGAGTTACAAAGGCGACGTTGTTAATCGCGACTACAACTGGCGGCTCGTCTCGCGGGTGCGACACGACCTGGGTGTGGTGCCGGTGATCCCTCTGCCGAACCGCACTCGTTTGTCGGATTTGTATGGCACGTCGGAGATTACGCCTGAGCTACGCAGCGTGACCGATGCCGCGGCCAGGATCATGATGGACATGCAAGGCACCGCAGAACTCATGGCGATCCCGCAAAGGCTGATCTTTGGTGTGAAGCCTGAGGATCTTGGTGTGAACCCCGATACGGGGGAGAAGCTTTACGACGCTTACATGGCGAGGATATTGGCGTTTGACGATCCAGACGCTAAGGCGCAGCAGTTTTCGGCTGCCGAGCTACGAAATTTCGTTGATGCGTTGGACGCGCTGGATAGGAAAGCCGCTGCCTACACAGGATTGCCGCCGCAGTACCTTTCGTTCTCAAGCGAGAACCCGGCCAGCGCCGAAGCGATCAAGTCCTCCGAATCGCGGCTAGTCAAAAAGGTTGAGCGCAAAAACCGTGTGTTCGGCGGTTCGTGGGAGCAAGCGATGCGGATCGCCCACAAAGTCATGAACGGCGAAATCCCTTCGGAGATGTACCGCATGGAAACTGTGTGGGCCGACCCCAGCACCCCGACGTATGCGGCGAAAGCCGACGCCGCGGTCAAACTCTTCGCGAACGGTTTGGGTGTTGTGCCCAAGGAGCAAGCCCGCCTGGACATGGGCTACTCAATCACTGAGCGTGAGCAGATGCGCCGTTGGGATGAAGAAGAGAACCCGATGGGGCAGTTGGCTCAGTTGTACGGGCCGCCGCGGGCGGTGCCGGCGCCGACGCAGGAGCGTGAACTTCCGCCGGACGAGTTGGTGAACGGGTGACACCGGAGGAGTACGCCGCCGCCGCCGCTGTGATCGCTGCTGCGACAGCAGTTTTTGTACAGAAGGTTGCGGAGTACTTTATGCAGCCGTTGTTGTCGCTGACCGGCTGGGTCAACATGCTGGAGTTTATGTACCCGTTTGTGGAGCAGAAGCGCCGGGAGTCCGCTGAGTTGGCGAGGACGTTTTATGACTCGCAGCGGGCTGAGGTTTACCCCGAACTTCCGCTCCACGACGTGCTACTCGAAACGTACAGCTTTGAGACGTTCGCGAAGGACATGGAGCCTGCCCGTAAAGGCATGCAGGCCCAAGAGTCCAACCAAGCGGCGGTGACACGTTTGACGATGCTGGCGGTGCGCGATGTTGAAACCGCTGGGCGCCGGCAGATCATCAAAGCCGTGGAAACCGACCAGCCGGTCGAGGAAATCGTGAAGCGTGGCCGAATCCAGTTGACCGAAGACGAACTCAGAGAGTTTCGGCAACTCGCGGGCCTGGAGAAGATTGAGCGCCAAACATGGGGCGGTCAAACGATCCTTGAGAATCTCACGGTTCAACGCGAGGTGTTTGAGCCGGTGCAGGGCTGGGCCAGGGTCGCGACAGGCCGGGAAACCTGCGCCTGGTGCCTGATGTTGGTGTCTCGCGGCCCGGTGTATGACAACGCTGCGAGCGCGGGTTTGCAGCCGGGTGGCCTTGAGGATGAAGACGTTGTCGACATGTTCGAGGCTGACCAAGAGAATTACTTCGATGATCTGACCCCGCACATGGATGAGTGGCACGTCGGTTGCGACTGCAAGATCGTGCCGGTGTTCGACAAAAAGAACTGGGTCGGTAAGGACGAAGCGAAGAAAGCTTTGAAGTACTGGAACAAGGCTTCTAAGCGTGCGAAGAAAGAACTTCTCGCCAACCCCGATAAGCAGTACTACTCCCGTAAAGACGGTGAGTGGCAAGACACTGATCTGAACCGTGAGGCGATCAATCAGCTTAGGCAGATGATCGACGCAGGGGAGATCACCACAGACTGGGCTGCCATCAGTCTTACCAGCAGCCCTCTCGCCGCCTAACCGCGGCGGCCCGCCAGAAAAAGCAAGACCCCAAGATGGGGTCTTTTTTAATGCCCAGGAGGCAACAGAAATGTCCGACGAAACCCAAACCACCACAACTGAAGACACTGCCGCGGCCCAGGAGGTCGACACCGCAGAGACGTTCAGCAGAGAGTACGTCCAAGAACTTCGCAACGAAGCCGCTAAGTACCGCACTGAGAAGAACACCGCGGTCGAGGCGGCGAAAGCGAAAGTCGTCAAGGACTACGAGTCGAAACTCGCCCAGAAGGACAGTTCGCTGTCGGAGATGGAGTCGGAGGTTTCGGCGCGTTCTCTTGAACTGCTGAAGCTGAAGATGGTTCTCAGCGAGGGCATCCCCACCGAGGACGTGTTGGATGTTGCGGCGCTCGTCCAAGGCGCCGATGAGGAAACGGTGTCAGAGAGCGTCAAAAGGGTTAAGTCGTTGATCGGGAAGAAGCCGCCGGCTGACCGTCCCGTTGATCACAGTCAAGGCCAAGGCAACCATTTGCCTTTGAACGGCGATCCGCTGCTGGAAACAGTTAAGCGGATGGTCGGCGCCAAATAAACAAGAAAGAAGGAAAGCCGTCATGGCTGATATTTTCCACACCCCCGCACCGGATACCGTTGCTAAGCAATCGGATTCGATGTTCTCAGGTTACCTCGACCCGGTTCTGACCCAGGATTACTTCGCGGAGGTCGCGAAGGTTTCCATCGTTCAGCAGCTTGGCCGGCGTATCCCGATGGGTCCGACTGGTGTCCGTATCCCGCACTGGACCGGTGAAGTCACCGCCCGTTGGGTCGCGGAGACCGAGCAGAAGCCGGTCACCAAGGGTGACATGAGCAAGCAGGACATCGTGCCGTTCAAGATCGCGACGATCTTCGCGGCGTCGTCTGAGGTTGTGCGTACCAACCCGGCGAACTACCTGGGCATGATGCGGGCGAAGGTCGCTGAAGCGATTGCTCTTTCGTTCGACCAAGCGATCCTGCACAAGGTCGGTTCCCCGTTCGGGAGCGCTTTGTCGGACACCACCAAGACCCAGGAACTGGGTCCGAACGCCTACGACGGCCTCAACGGTGGTTTGACTCAGCTTCTGGCCGATGGCAAGAAGTGGACCGGCACCTTGCTGGACTCCAAGACTGAGCCGATCCTGAACGCCAGCAAGGACGCTGCGGAGCGCCCGCTGTTCCTTGAGGCGACCTACACCGACATCAACGGCCCGTTCCGCGTTGGTCGTGTCATCGGTCGTCCGACGTACATCAGCGATCACGTCGCGCTGGACGAGGTCGTCGGCTACATGGGCGACTTCAGCCAATTGGTGTGGGGTCAGATCGGTGGCATCAGCTACGACGTTTCCGATCAGGCAACCCTGGACATGAGCGCGAATGGTGATGGGAGCGGTATTATCTCATTATGGCAACAAAATGCGATTGCCATCCGCGTTGAGGCCGAGTTCGCTGCTTTGGTCAACGACCCCGAGGCGTTCGTGAAGCTGACCTCGACGCCGGCACCGAAGCCCCTGGCCACCCCGGCGAAGGCGCCCGCGCCGACCGCTAAGTGACGTTAAGGGTGGGCGGTAACTTCACTTACCGCCCACCCTTTTCACACCCAACCAA